CAAGGATGCGATGATTGTTCATTACGCTGGTCAGTCGAACGATCTAGCCAAGTTAGCTAACCAGATCCAAACTGACGAAGCGAAGCTGGTGGAGTTAGGTCGGTGAGGTCCACGCAGTTATGTCGCGGTAATTACGATGAACGATTGCAGCAGTTGGCTGGGGAGGTTGCGCTCCAGGCTATCCGCGACCTGCGGATGCTACGCAAGCGAGGGATGGTTAAGGGCATGAAGATTGTCAAGGATCACACTGGCGTGCCACTCAATGATGCCTTGGAGTACAAGAACTCGCACGAAGTGCAGAAGCTTTTGCGTGACTTTAAGACGGGCGTTGTTTCTTGGTGGTGCAGAGCCAGCGGGGTACAGATCGATAACCGCACGTTGCTACGGAAGCTAAAGGAAAACGATTATGTTCTGCCTACTTGATCTTGGCGCGATAGTTTGGGTAATTGCTTCTTTTATTCTTTACAGTTCGATGACATTGTCTGCAATCTACTGCGCGTTGTACATCATCTTCAAACTGATTGACTACATAAGAAAGGAATTGGACCTATGAAAAAGAAAGACAGAAAGATAACTCTGGTAAAAACATTAGAGCAAAAAGCTGTAAGGGTAATGATCGATATTGACGATGATCTCTACGAGGCGTTGGCAAAGGCTGGCCGTCAGCACTTGGCTAAAGATAAGATGGCTTGCTTTGAGTATGCGCTAAACAAGACGTTGCTGGAGCTATGCGAGGAACTCAAATGAACGAGTTTAAGCAGAAGGTATTAACCGCTTCGGTGGATCGTTATGTCCTAACTAGGACGCAGTGCGAGATGTTGCGCCAGGATGCGGAAGTGATCGGGATGAAGCGTGCGCCTGTATTATCGAAGGATGGTGTAACACGTACGGTATCACGTACGCGAACTTGCTCATCGTGCTGGATACCTTTCGCCAAACATTACGAGTGGATCTACAATGTGATGCGCGAGATCACGGAAGGCATCAATGCCGAGCAATGGCGTTTCGACATCCAAGGCATCCAACAGTTGCAGATACTGCGATACCGCCCACTACAGAAGTTCTCTTGGCACTACGACACCTACACATCCGAAGCACCAGTACGCAAGCTTACGGCGGTGGTGAACCTGTCCGCGCCAGAGGAGTATATCGGTGGCGGGTTACAGGCCAAGGCTGATATGGTGAATCCTCAGTTCATACGCGAGCAAGGAGCAGGCTGCTGGTTTCCATCCTACATCGAGCATCGTGCGCGTGCGCCTATATGGGGTACACGCTGGGTGTTGGTGGCTTGGTTTACTGGACCTGCTTGGCGATAATGGCAACGCTCAACGAGAACATCCCTAGCTTTAAAGCTATGGTGAGGAAGTCATTCTTCACTAAGGACGAGGCAGACACAGAGTTTTACAACGTCTATGTCTTCGCATTGCAGTCTTGCGCTGGGGCAATCCTAACCTTCCACGTTATGACTGACTCTGGAATGCTGCGGAGTCGAGTACCGCTTTCCGAGATTTACACGCACGAGCCAACCAAAGACCTGCCCTTCAATTTCAAGCAATTGTGGGACTGCTTCTCAGAAAATGTGGCCGTAACTGAATACAGCTTCTTGTCCTTTCACCGCGCCCAAATACTTCTTAGGGACGGATCCAAGGTCTGGGGAACATATATGTTCACGATTGATTGGTACAATAATCCATACTCAGACGAGCCGTCCGACTACAAGTGCGGCCACGTCTTCGCTGGTGACGATGGCTACTTGTTGTGTATGCCAAACAACCGAATCTTCTGGCGGGATAGTAATTGGGTGACGAAGAAGTTGCCCGATAACCTAAAGCAGTTTCGAGTTGATACCGAACTGCCAAGCGTAGAGAATCAGAGTGACAAGTGGGTGACTGAGGATACAGATTCTTTTTACTACGATCTTCACAAGGAGGAGACGGCATGAATGAGATTTACGAAAGGGTTGAGATTAAGGTGCTGGACGAATTGCTTGAAAGCAATACATGTCAACCTGGCAAGCTAATAGATGAGCGCACAACGCCTCTTGCATGGATTATGAATCAAATGCTTTATGACAAATTTCACGGACACGGCTGGGTGTTGGACCTCCTAGCTGGTAGCTTTGTGAAACAGAAGGAGAACAAGCAATGCCATTAGGTAAAGACGTATCGAAGAATATGAGTGAGTTGGCTAGGGATAACCGCAGGAAGGGTAGCGAGCGTGGAGCAGGCGGTAAGCCGCGATCACGCGAGCAGATGATTGCCATTGCGTTATCCGCAGCAGGCAAGAGTAAGCCACGCAAGTTTAGGATGCGGTCTGGTTCGTAATGCAAGTCGAGGCTAAAGATCGCCTCAAGTGGGCGCGAGAGATCCTTCTCATTGCACGCAATAAGCTTGTGGTTGAGAGGGATCGCGCGACTCACGGACACGCGATAGATATGATCCAGATTATCACGATGGTGGATGCAGCCAGCCTGGTGTGTAAAGAGGTAGCGGGGGATGAATGAAAAAACCCACCTCGACTTATTTAGTGGTATCGGAGGATTTGCCTTGGCAGCAAAGTGGAATGGATATAGAACCGTTGGCTTCTGTGACAACGAACCCTACGCACAAGCAGTCCTCAAAAAGCATTGGCCCGAAGTCCCGTGCCACAAAGACATCCGAGAAGTACGAGGCGAGCTATACGCAGGAGTCACTCTTCTCACAGGTGGGTTTCCATGCCAACCATTCTCAGTCGCAGGGAAGCAACGAGGCAAGGATGACAACCGTTACCTCTGGCCTGAAATGTTGCGAGTTATACAAGAAGCAAAGCCCGCTTGGATCATTGGTGAGAATGTTGCTGGGATCGTCAACTTGGCACTCGACCAGGTGTGCGCTGATTTGGAAGGTCAAGGTTACGAAGTCGAACCGATCATTGTTCCAGCTTGCGCCGTTGACGCGCCACACAGAAGAGATCGCGTCTGGATTTTGGCCAACTCCGTCAACAAGGGATTACAAAGGACAGAACTCTGCGAAGCACTTGGCAAAAGCGCGGGGGCATCACGATCAGCTTCCGAATGCTTTGGCATTGAGAGGTCATGTTGGCCAATTGAACCCAACGTGGGTCGAGTGGCTAATGGGATACCCAATAGGTCACACAGACTTAAAGGATTGGGCAACGCCATCGTCCCGCAAGTCGCGTCAGAAATCATCAGATGTATCAACAAAATAATGGAGGATAATAAATGAAACTATGGACAAATAACACAAACGCAATTCACAAGGTCGATGACAATATGCTTTACCCGCGCACTACCTATGTGCTGCCCGATGAGCTAACTGGACCAACCTGGGACGATTCAATCCCTTGCCCACATAAGATCAAGCCGTACTACAAGGGGCGCGCTGCTGGTGGGGCAACAGCCGTGTACCGCGCTGGTGCAATCGGTGACGCGATCATCGCTACTGCCTTCGTCAACTACTTGGTGCAAGAGTCGGGTGGGGTTGTCGAGGTATACGCTCCTGCTCGCAACCTACCCCTATACGCTGGGCTGGGTGCAAAGCTGTGGCCGTTGCCTGCATCGCTGGAGGCTTGGGATTCTTTTGATGCCCACGTTCCGACTGACGATTTGTTTAGTGGGCAGGTTGGCAACACGAAGCTAGGCACTGGTCCTGGCAACTGCTACCAGAGGATCTACGAGTGGATGGGTGTCTGGGATGAGAAGACGATGGCGAAGTATTGTAAGCCAGTTCTGCATCTCATCGAGCCAGACCACGAAGAGTTGAAGGCGATGGGCAAGTGGCCGTTGCCTAGTCCGTTCTTTGCCTACCACGTTTCTTCCAGTGGTCCTACCCGCACCTATCCACCAACGATGGGGCAGGAGGCGGTGCTGGCATTGCTTGAGGCTTACCCCAAACATCATGCTGTAATTATTGGGCTGGATAACAGCAACAACTTTAAGGTGGATCATCCCAGGGTGATTGACCTATTCAACTGCACCAAAGCTGTGCGCTCGCTGTTCCCAATTATCAGCGGGGCTGACTTCGTTGTCGCACCAGATAGCTCAGTCAATCACATGGCTGCGGGATTGGATACGCCGTGTGTGTCGCTGTGGGGCAGCTACGACCCAGCGGATCGCATGACCTATTATCCAAAGAACGTATCGGTATTCAAGCCCGATACCTGCCCGCACGCACCCTGCCGTCCGCACGCTGGGTTGCCACAGGCCAAGTGTAAGGATGCGACCAACAAGACTCCCAAGACGCAATACTGGTGCAATGCTCTGCGGAATATTACTGCCGAAGATATTGTACTTGCATCGCAAAAGGCGATTGAGTTATAAGAAACAAATGAAAGACACTGAAGGAACAAAGCATAAGTTTTATTACGGCGAGGAAACCTACACCATCTGCGTCACGAAGGATGATTGGTGGATTGAGGAGGTGGGAGATATGTCGGAGTTAATGATGAAGTGTGGTGAGGAGTTCGCGCTAGATCACGGGATGATGCCACCAGAAGGTTTGTGCGTTGAGTGTTGGAAGGGGAAATATCTTGATATAGTTGAGGACTATCACATAGGCGGTACAACCATCAAGGACCTTGATTTGCGCAGATGTTATAGATGCAAACATACTGTCTTGCCTTCGACTTCCGCTGAGAAGGTTGACAAGGTATTGGAGGCTTTGAAGAACAAATAACTAACTGGCGTTGTGGTATGCAAGGAGATCTTGCATCGGGCGTTTCCTCAGTGTGTCTACCCCTTGAATCAGAGCCAGTTTGAATTTTATGAATACAATGTCCCGAATGGTACGCAAGGAGATCTTGCGGCTGGTAATCACGATTACCACTTGAAACAAAGGGGCATAAATTTAAATAAGTAAAAGCAGATACCACTTGCAGTGGTTGAACATCGTGATACAAAACAAATAAGCAGAAAGGTAAATCGTGATATGAATGAAGAAATGTTGACAGCTTTACGCTGTCGTTTGGGTAAACCAGTATTCCTACTTGTTCCGAAAGGAATGAAGGGTCCAGTGCAGGTTGGGTGGCAAAACATCGCATACGAGGAAACCCTCCGCACCGAGTATATTCAGAAGTTACTGGCAACGAACATAGGCGTGCTGATGGGCAGGGCATCATCCAATCTGTGTTCTATTGACGTAGATAGCGATGCAAGGGCGGAAGAGTTTGAGAAGGCTAATCCAAAGCTGGCCGCAACATTCCAAACCAAGGGAGCCAGAGGTCGCAACTTCTGGGTGCAGATCAAAGGCGAGTATCCAGACCTATTCAAGATCAAGGCTGGCACTGAGGATTGGGGTGAGTGGAGAAGCAATGGCGGGCAAACAATAGTTTACGGAACGCATCCAAGCGGATGCCAGTACACATACCCAGTAAGAGGAGCAACTCCAGTCGAGATTGAGTTTAGCGAAATCAATTGGCCAGAGGATACCAATAGACCGTGGAAGGATGACGAGCATAAAAAGAAATGCAAGGAGCTAGAGGAGGCTTGGGGCGCGCCGTTCAAGTACCGAACCAATACGGAAACTGAGGCGCAAACATTGGTTGGTATCAATGAGCCGTTCTGGGCTGCGAAGTATCACACCGAAAACAAAATTCTGTGGGAGCCATCCGAGAAGAAGTTTTATATGTACGATCCAGAGACAGGATTGTGGGGCATTAAGAGCGAGGACACGATCAAGCAGGAGATAAGCTCATCCATACTGGAGGTAGGTAGAGACATTGGCGAGCCGTCAACGCAAGACATGAGGAGTGAAAGGCTGCTCACATCTATTACCCGCCAGTTGCGGGGCATGGTGGAGGTGCAGGATGCGTTCATAAACAAGGGCATTCCAGGCGTGCATTGCGCCAACAGCTATATTACTTTTGATGATGACGGAGAGCTGCGCGAACACGACTTCAGCCCAGACTTCTATTCGCGCAATCAATCGCCAATAGAGTACAAGGGCATTGACAAGATTCCCAAACGCTTTCTAACCGATCTGGTTGGTCCGACATTCAGTGATCCGGATGATGCGGTGATGTTCCAGAAGTACGGCGGGATGTGTTTATTCGGAAGAAACATCATCCAGAGATTCATGGTGATGTATGGGCAAGCTGGTGGAGGCAAGTCAACGCTGGTCAACATTGTTCTAAACATCGTTGGCAAACACAACATGGCCGCGCTCAGAACTGGACATCTCAACAATCAGTTTGAGTTGTATAGGTTTCGAGCCAAGACACTGCTCTCTGGAACGGACGTGCCTGGCAACTTCTTGTCCACCCCTGGAGCCAAGGTCATCAAGGGGCTAACTGGAGGAGACACGATGGAGGCGGAGGGCAAGGGTCTTAATGATGGCGTAGTGCTGCAAGGCATATTCAATATCCTCATCACGTCCAACGAAAGGCTCAAGGTCGCGCTGGAAGGTGACGTTGAGGCTTGGGGTAGGAGGTTGTTGCTGCTTGAGTTTACCAATCCACCACCAGCCAAGAAGGTTGATAGGCTTGCGGACAAGCTGGTAGAGGAGGAGGGATCGGAGATATTGGCTTGGTTCCTGTGCGGGTTCCGCGAGTTGCTGAAGGACGTAAGGGAGACTGGAGACATACGCCTAGCCAGCCCACAAATACAGAAGGTCAACAGCCTGCTTGCGGAGTCAGACAGCGTCACAAACTTTATTAAGGAAAAGGTAACAAAGGCCAAGGGATTTGAGATAACCAATGAGGAGCTTATCACCCTATACGGAGAGTATTGTGCGGAGCGCAGGTGGGTCGCAATGGAACTTGCCAGGCTCCAGAAGGTCATCAATGAGCAGATGTATGCCATACACGGCGCAACCCAGAGTCATTCGGTTGTGGCTCCAAGCGGTAAGAATGCAAGAGGGTTTAAGAATGTGGCGGTTCAAGGGCAATCCAGAGCAAGCCATAGGAGGGATGAGTTTTGAGCCTAGACATATCAAAGTTGCATAACGTGAAGAATGCAGCAGACGGCGGGATCAAGGCTGGCTGTCCAGCTTGCGCTGCGCTTGGGCAGGACAACCGAAAGGAACACCTATACATATACAAAGATGGCAGGTTCGGGTGTGCCAAGTATCGCGGGGATCGGGCGCATCGAGCCATGATAGCCAAGCTGGTTGGAGATGGGGTCGTTGCCAAGCCAAAGTCGTATATCGCCATTAAGCCGTTTTCATGTCCCAAAAGGGATAAGAAAGCGGATTCTGGGACAATTGGGACACCTTTTTATAACCTACGCGCACTGCTTGAAAAGTTTATAGTATCTAATAAGGATACATTATGTAATACACCCGTGGGTGAAATAGGGTTGCAAAAACCTGTCCCAGCTGTCCCAGAAATTGATAAGTCGTTGACAGATAACGAGGAGAGGGAAATAGAGCTAGTCCCAGCCGAAATTGTGGCCAAAATCAAGGAGGATTGCGAGGTTGGTGGGTGGGTTGAGGCTGTTGAAAGGCTGTTTGATGGAAGCATAGTTGGCGCAGTTTGGGATTGCGAAGTTTATGGGGATATGGAGACGGAAGCCAAATGAGGATGGGTGGGTACGACTTTGTGGCTGGGGATACGCAGGCTGACTACGCCAAACATTCCCAAGCTACATTTAAGTCAATTTTGTGGTGGACCAGATGCAAGGGTATTGAAGATGGATGGCCGAAAGAAATGCTCAAGAAGAGATTGATTAGGATTGCTGGAGTATTACAAAGCCAAAGCAAACCAGAAAATTGTATTAGTGAATCGCAAATGCAGAGGCTTCTATACTTTTGATTTTGTTGCGGTGTGGTACAATCGTGAAATGAACAACAGCAAACCTGGTTTGTATGCAAACATTAACGCCCGTCGCAAGGCTGGCACTAGCCGTCCTAAATCTAAAAGCACCATCAGCCCCAAGGTGTGGCGCATGATGAAAGCCAAGAAGGGTGGTTTTGAATCACGATAGAGAGCAACTGAAGGTGGCACATAAGTTTATTGCCCTGCTTCAGAGAGAGAATGCCCAGCTACACGGCGTTTTACGCTTGCTAGGCCAACTGGTAGACGATATGAATGCCAACTGCTCCTATGAAGTCTTCGAAGTACAGTGGAATAGCCTTACCGAGCAGGTCAAGAGGCTGTCGGGATTCTTTGAAAGCCACCAGAAGGCACTCCAATCGCTCCACGATGCCTGTCCTAGCGTTTGGGATACCGATGAGGTAGATGACCTTGAATCCTAGAGAACTGCCTTGCAACAGCCCCAGGCGTACACCTGGAGGACCAAAGAAGTTTGTGGTGCGTGCTTGTAGCGGTGGTGAAAGTAAGACTATCCGCTACGGCGATCCAAAGATGACTATCAAGAAGAGTAATCCAGACCGCAGGCGTAGCTTTAGGGCTAGGCATGGGTGTGACAGCAAGCCTCCCAGCAAGCTGACAGCTAGGCATTGGAGCTGCAAGAACTGGTAATATGCCAAAGGTAGCCAAAAATAAGGCTCTAAAACGTTCACAATCGAGCAGAAATGCCGTTTCTAAGCGTCTTCGCGCGAAAGCTGATGCCACAGACCTTCCAGTGGTCAAATTTAGGGTTGAGGAGCTAGGAAACCGAGCCTGTTGTTGCCGTATTGGTCGCTAGACTGCCGTTTATAGCACCCTTATAGGGCTAACGCTCCCGCGAAAGGCTACGCTACCCTTTGGATGCCTGCGCTTCCGTTTGTTGACGCTCCCGATACTTAGCCCAACGGATACCCACCGCCTTCTGATAGTGTTCCTTGGGTCGCACCTTCTGCGGACCTTTTACAGATCCGCCTTTCTTACCTAGGCGCGAAAGGTAGGCTTTGATAATTTCATTTTCAGTCATATTTTTATTTGCTCCTTATAGGCTACGCTGCCGTTTATTAGCAAGCGCGAAAAGCCGTTGGGGTTTGAACCCTTGGCGGGGTTGTTATTTAGATATGTAGTGTGTTCTGGTGTACACATCCAGCATCCCTTCAGCAAAGTTTTCTGCTGAAGACTTAGTGGGATGATGGCTTGTCACCATATTGTAATCATCTACAAATATGATTGACCGCCATCCGATTTTTCTGCTTGTGCTTACTTTCTGAATGTCTGCCTTAATCAATGGAGAGTAAGTCCCGTTTTTGGGGTGATGGCCACTCCAAGGCCGTGGCAATAATCCGACTCTGTTCATATATTCTGTGTCCTTTCTTTTCTGTTTGTTAGGTCATCTCTAACGAGTTTGACCTCTCCTCCCATCCGCTACGATGGGAGACGAGGGAAAACTATTTCCGTTTCGGCCAGACTAGCCAGACGAATCCAAGCAAGAGTCCTCCGTGCAATAGTCCGAGCGAGTAGATCTGTGGGCAGTTCATCGCCACACCTCCTTTCTGATTACATAATCTTGGATGCCGTGAAACTTCCTCCACATTTCGGCTTTGTTGCGGTCATCAAAACGGCAGACGAAAGAGCCGTTTCGCGAGTAGATGGAGAAGCAGATCATTAAACCTCCTCCGTCATATCGCAGTAAGCCCTTGCTACTTCTTCACCAGCATACCAAGCCAAACCATTCAAAACATTTGGAGCAGTAGGATTCTGGATGCCATTCAAGCCATCAAAAGTTTCTGCTTCTGTTGGTCTATTGTCTTTGAAACATCCGAAACCTCGGATCATTTCAATAAATCCAATCCCAAGATTTTCGGCTTGTTCCAAAGCAAGCGTTCGGATTTCCTCTTTGTATTTTTTGGCGAACTTCATTGTGTCAGAGTAGTAAATGAACCCACCATAACCTCCTCCGATTCCGTGGCGTGTAATATCTGGGGCGTATTGCTTAAAGGATTCCCAGCCACCCATCTGACGGACTACCGCCCGCACGAGAGTTTCTGGAATGTTGGTGGATTCAATTAGATTTTTGAGACTTGGTTTTTTAATTTCTGTTATCATTGTGTGTTGTTTCCTTTCTTGGCTAGTGTTTATTTTGTTGCTTCGTCCGCTTGGTAGATTGCTTCATCAATGGATGAGATAAGACAAGCGGTTTTGTTTTTGGGTTTGTCGAAGTCGTGTTTCTCCGTCACAAAGTCCAAGCATTCTTCCAGCGTGGCTTTGAGAGTGGAGATGGTTTCCAGCAATTCGGCAATGCGAACATCTTGAGCCGTGGTCGCTTCGGCGTGTGTCAGTTGTGTTTTCATAAAATAAAACTAAAGCCGATTGTCTATAAGCACAATACTTTTTTTCTGCTCAAAGTATGGTAGTAGTTTAACTTATGGATGAATCAGCGGACTCCACCGCACCCGAAAAGGCAAAGAATGGGCGAGAGATATTTACTAAAGAATTGGGCGATGAAATCATATCAGCGTGCGGGTCTGGATTTACCCTAGAAAAAGCTGGTGCATTGGTTGGGGTCAATCCTTCTACTATCAAAACTTGGGCGAGTAGAAAGCCAGATTTCGCTAGGCGTGTAGAGTCCGCCAGAAAAAAGCACGAGCTTTCCTTACTACGAGACATAGAATTAGCTGGGCAGAAATCGTGGCAAGCGAAAGCGTGGATGAGTGAAAGAGTTTACGGATATGCCCAACCATCTGCCAGACTGCAAGTTAGCCAGGATGTCACGCACGGCATCAGCGGGAATCTAGCCTCTTTACTCGCGGGCATCGCGGGGAGAAAGAAGACGCAAGTGATTGACGCAAAGGCAGTTGAGGTGAAAACGGCACTACCAATTCGAGACAATAGCTATTGTGCGACAGATGACACGCAAACTATTGTAACCACAACGCCAAAAGTTTTGGGCAAGACTAGACATAGACGCATGAAGACTCGCAAGCCAAGGGCAGAAAGTTTGGCCAAGTACACCACCACGCCACCCGCCAACCCCCCAGCCCCCATTTAATACGCATATACCCCCCCAAATTATTGTGGCTCAAAACAAAAAGAGGTCTTAACCTACACCTATGCCAAAGCCTCCCAAGCGTAGCCAAGAAGAGATACTCGAAGACCTATCTAAACCATCTGCTTTCGCCTCTAACGTCCTCGGCATCAATCTTTATGACTGGCAAAGGAAGGTATTACGCGATTTAGAGCCTAGAGACTGTCGCGTAGCCCTGCGTGCAGCCAACGGCTCTGGCAAGACCAGCACCGTCATTTCGGCTATTTTGATATGGCACGCGCTCGTTTACCCGCGCTCAATCGCTGTAACCACGGCAGGCGTTTTCCGCCAAGTCGAAAGCCAACTCTGGCCTAGCCTGCGCAATCACATTGCCAAGCTTGGCGGTGCGTGGGAGGTCACATCTGGCGAGATCCGCTACCTCCACCCCAACGGCAACACATCACGCATTATAGGCTACTCAGCGACCGATCCTGGGCGTGCTGAAGGCTGGCACGCAGAGGACCACGAATACCATCCATTGCTGATGGTGGTAGACGAAGCCAAGACCGTAGCCGACCCGCTGTTCGAGGCCATCAGCCGATGTCAACCAACTAGGTTGCTAATCGCATCCAGCCCAGGCGGGACTAGCGGTGCGTTCTATCGAGCGTTTACCAAAGAAGCCAATATGTGGCAGAAGCACGCAGTCACAGCGTTTGACTGCCCCCACATAACGCAGACTCAGATTGATGAGGTAATCCAGCGATACGGCGAGAAGCACCCGCTGACCCGATCTATGATCTACGGCGAGTTTGTTGACATAGGGCTGGAAAGCCTAGTTATCAACCTCACCCAGCTACAGAATTGCTACAACACGCCACCTAGATTTAAGCCAGGTGTACGCATAGCAGGCGTGGACTTTGCAGCGGGTGGCGATCAGAACGTGATCTGCATAAGTGATGGCAACAAGATTCTACCTATGATTGCTTGGCGAGAGAAAGACACGATGGCAGCCGTAGGCAGGTTTATAGTGGAGTTTAAGAAGGCTGGGCTGGAAGC